CACCGCCTAGGTCCATGTTATTCCCTAGAACGAGAGTCAGGCCAGCAGAGTCAAACTCTACGGCCTGTGTCACGTTACCTACTGAAAGAAAGTTCTTTACTGTTATGTTCTTTATGTTAAGTGCCATTGTATGCCTTATCTATACGAAAAATATGTACTATTATACATGGAGTGTGTTGTATATGTCAATGAGTACTGCGGGTTTTATTGTTTCGCTTTCAATTGCGTTGAGTTGGTTGAGTACAATTTGGTCAACACTTTCAACGTGTAAACTTTCGTCCGCGTTCCATTCTTTAGCGTGTTCTTCTTTTTTGCTAGGTACCAACGCAATCTCGCGGAGGTTATATTGTTGTTGGAATGTTTCTTTGATGTAGTTAGCTTCTTCATATGTAATAGGGATATCAAGTGAAATACGACAATGTGTTTTTGGACCAAGATATTTGTCTGGGTCTTCTACCAGTTTGCTAATCTCAATTGTTTTGTAACTAGGTGCATCTGGCCAATTAACAAACTCTGGCTCACCTTCCCATTTAAAGAAAGTAATACCTCGTTCATCGTCCCACGCATCGGCATAGTTATGTGGAAAACAATTCCCTGTGTATACAACATTGCCTTTTATTTGTCGTTTATGAAAATGACCAGAGAATACTTTGTCTGCTTTACTTAGATGTTCTTCACGAAGTCCACCTCCATGGTCAGGCATTTGTACCATGGCATTCATATAGAAATGTGGTAACTCAAAGTGACCAAAAATATACTTCACATTCAATTTAGAAATCTTATGATGTTCATCTTCAACTAACCAAGGACAGATAGCGACATTATCTTTCACAAGAATATCATCATTGACGATAGTAATATTTGGATAGAGTTTGGCCATAGGCAACGAGTTGATTTCTCGTTTTTCGCGATAGTACAGGTCATGGTTACCCATAATCATATACACTTCGTCAAATGAGCTATTTAATAGCTCTAATGTTCTCATAGTATAGTTAAGTGTTGAGACATTGATGGTAGCACGGTGGTGATGCCAATCACCTAGGAATATCGCCTTTTTGATGTTTCTCTTTTTTGACTCTTCGACCATCCATTTCGTGAAATCGTAACAGTCTTGGTTATGTGCTTTACTGTTATTCTTCATTCCAAAGTGGATATCAGTCCATATTACGATTTCGTCAAATAGTTGTGCCAACTTATTCTTCCTCTTTCTCTTCTGAATCGTCTTTTTTGTTGTTACCGTAAAAATTATCTAGTCCTTCACGGTCTTGAATACCTTCCCATTCAGCATTGAATGAGCGTGTGAAACTTGGATCTAGGCCTTGCTCTTCTAGTAGGTCATCACGAATATTCTGACTACGTTTCTCTAGATTGAGTACACGAGTAAACGAGTTAGTGATAGCCGCTGTGTAGTAAGCAAATGGATTATCACTCTTAGCTTCGTTAAACTGGAGACCAATCTGCGTTAGTTGAAGTATAGCTTGTCCTCGCATTTCGTCAACATATGTGTAACCACGCCAGTTGCTACGTTGTGAGTATCGTTCACAAAGTTTCATGTACATAAATGCTAGGCGTTCATTCGTTCTACCATGTGTAACACTAAACTTGCCATCTGTCAAGTCACCCTTCCAATGACTGCGGGCTACTTCTGTCCATTCGCCATTAATCATGGCATATTGTTTGAATGGAGGAAAGTTACAGCGACTATGATTATCTGCGGTTGATTTTGGATTAGTTTTGCGTTTTTCTAATGGAATGTGGTCAAACGTCATCACACGGACAACAATATCTTCAGTAGAAATAGATTCTGGATCAACAGCGAAATCAGCGGCTTTTGGTTTTGTTTTCTTGTCTAGCTCACCTCTTTCCCACCGTTTTACTTGCTCTTCATGCGCAAGTCGTTGTAGTCTCTTTGCTTTGTTTTCTTTGGCTTCTGTGATGGTACTATCGTTGATATCGTCAAGGTGATTGATGATGATATCATACATGTGATATTTTTTATCCATTAGCCAGCAATATGACATTTTACTATTATGGATTTCTTTAAGTATTTCTTTGTTAGTTAAGTAGTGTTGTGCTTTAGCCATTATGGTATGTAAGGTCCTTGTTTTGTTACATTAGATAGCATTTTTACGCATTATGTAACTATTTTGGTACATTATATAACATTTTGGAATGAATGTCAAGTAAATTTGAGCATGTTTTTTTGAGTATAAATACAATATTAATGAGGATAAAACCGTGGCAAAAGTGTTTTCAAAGGGTGTTGGTAGAGATCAGAAGGCTAAGTTAGTGGCCAAGGATGTCGGTAATACATCTATGTTCAGTAAAGGGATTATGTCAAATCTCCAAAAGTTTGGCGGTGTGGTATTCCCATATACGCCTACTATTCAGATATCACATGCCGCAGCATATGGTGAATACGATATACCTCATAGTATATATCAGGCGCAGTATTTTTCTCATACAGCAAATCCTACCATATCTGTTCAGGCAACATTCACTGCGCAAGACGAAGAAGATGCTATCATGAGCGCCGCGGCTCTTCAGTTTTTCAAATCTATGACAAAGATGGATTTTGGTTTAGAAGCAAAGAAATTAAAAACAGCAGGCGCACCACCGCCTGTGTTATTGTTTAGTGCTTATGGAGCATTACACTTCAAAAATACACCTGTTGTAGTGAAGAACTTTAGTTATGCGTTGTCTGAAGAGCCAGATTATATAACATTCACAGACAATGTTATGGGTGATATCACTGTTCCTACCATGTGGCTGGCTAGTTTAGAGTTGGCTGTACAAGTGGCTCCTGTCAAACAAAAAGAATTTGATTTGAGAGCGTATAGGTCAGGAGCATTACTTAACGGTGGAGGATTCTGGGGATAATGGAATACAAAAAAGACAGTTTATATAGAAAGACAGGATTTACCCGTAGAGGATATCTGGATGTTTTGACTGACCCAGTTGGCGACATAAGCGCATATCAAACTACAACGGTTGTTATAGATAATAAATACGAGAACCGACCAGATTTGTTAGCATACGAGCTTTATGGCAATCCTAAAGTCTGGTGGGTATTTGCATTCTTTAATCAAGATACTCTGTTAGACCCAATCATTGACTTTAAAGCGGGTCTGGAATTAACCGTACCGACGAAATTTATATAATGGCAAAACTAAGCGAAAACTGGCTTTCTACCGTTGATTTAGGAACTTATCACTTGACGCTATACATGGTATCAAGTGCGATTTCCAACGACCCATCGCCACTAAAAAATGATGCCAGTATCAGTGAAAAAGATGCTATCATTATTGCTGAAAGTGGTGTGACTGGTGGATATACCATAGACAATGTTCTTATGCGAAGTGCTCTTGTGGGTGCGAGTAGTACTGGTGGCATGGCTACAGGTATCATACAATTTGACCTACATGAACCACTAGCATTCAAACTTTTGGATAGAATACTATCTTATACAGGCAATTTTGGTTGGCAAACAATGCAAAGTGCTCAGTATGTTTTGAAGATTGAATTTTTGGGCAGAGACCATCGTACTGATAGAGTTAAAAGATATCCAGGTGTTCATTTATACACACTCACTATTCAGTCGGTAGATGCCAAAGTCACTACTAGAGGCACAATGTATAATATTGTGGCGGCTACACGAACTACTACAGCTATCCAGAAAGCGGTCGTTGAAACTACAATAAGTGTTAATGATATAGAGACTATGCGAGATTTTATAAAAAATCTTGAAAGTACATTGAATGATGTGTATGTGCCTAGATTGCGAGCACAGCCAGCGCATGGTAACTCTGGAAATTCTTCATTTAGATATCGTATTGAGATAGATGAACAAGGAGCTAGAAGTGGCGCATTACAAAAATTACTTCAAACTCCAGAAGCTATTAACAAAATAGTACCTTTCCCTACGAGTGTAGTTGATAGTTTATGGGGTGGATTAAGAAGTGAGAAACAACCTTCGCCTGCTGAGACACATGGTGTAGAGAAGAAACTAACCGAAGACTTAGCACCTGGTAATAACATAGTTGAGTTTATAAAACAAAAAGTACAAGCAAACGTCCCGGCATTTGTAGAGTGGCAAGAAACTAAAAAGCCAGACCCGATTACACCTACGCCTATTGTTCAGGTTATATCCACCACTGAAGTAACAGAAGACGCTGATGCATTGACAGGCGAACCAATAACTGAAATAATATTCATAGTTACAACTTCGCAAGAGTATAGTGATATTGAAAAATCATATGCTGACCAACAAAGTAAGTTGAGAAATGCCGGAGTACAGCGAGCAAGATTTGATTCTTTGCCTATAAGAAAAAAATATACATATCTTTACTCAGGTGAAAACACAGAAGTTTTGGATTTTGAGATACATTTTAATATGATGTTTGCAGCGGCAAAATATCCAATTGACGGCAAGTTATATCCTACTGCCACACAAATGGTAACAGGTTCTAAGACGGAAGAAGGTCCTATTAGTACACCGCAATCTGTGCCACCTTTGCCGCCAAATTTTGTAATGGAATCATCTAGGAATAAACCAAAAACGATAGATGATTTCGCAGTAGATATTCCAACGTTTGATGAATTGTATCAGGAAAGTCAAGCACGTGGAATTGTACAGAATTACAATGATAACGGGCTTGCACCACCAGTGGTTAATCCTAGTGATATCACATCGTTTTATGCTCCTATCAATGCATTAGAACGAGAATTGAATCCAACGATATATGAGCAGTTCCCTCCAAGTCAGGCATCTCCTGGTTATGGAGCAGTGAGATATCTGGAAGATTTAAATGTATCTACCGGCAGGTCATATGTAGAATCTATAAATTATAACTATGTTTCTATGAATCCTGCGTTATTGCGTATAACAGAAATGACTACGCCAGAATTGGCAGGAGCTACGATAGATTCTATTCGTTTGGCAGAATTACACAACCGTGCATCTAACGGTCTTCAGGCGGAGCTAAGTATAAAAGGTGACCCATTCTGGTTAGGTACTCCTGGTGCAGTATTAGATACAGCGCCATCGTCTGGCTCTTCTGTTGATGCGGCTATAGTAGATAGTACAAGCGAAGAATCATTACAGAAATATTTGTATCACGGCGGTGTACTGATAGCATTGGCTACATATAATCCAGATGAAAACATTGCTCAGCCTGATAAACCATTTGGCAAAGAAATGGATATGGTAAGCAGTGGTGTTTATCGTGTAGTCATCGTAGAATCGCGATTCGCCGGCGGTGAATTCACACAACAACTAACATGTCAACGGGAGATTAATACTGCCGTTGCGCTTGTAGCAAATCAACTTGATCAATTATAAAGGTTATTATGGGATATACAAAAAAGACGACAAATAAAAACATAGCACAGAGACACCAAGAAAACTTAGACTATATCAATGTTCTGAGTAATCTTTATCTGGCTGTTGTCGCGGATACACAAGATAAAACTTACATGGGTAGAGTATTCGTACATATACCTGCCCTTGGTGCTCCGAGTAAAGTTCCCGAGACACCACATGAAAGAGGAATGGATGGACTTCGTGCTGTTCAATTAGTCACTCCTTTTGGAGGACACACTGACCCTCTACAAGTTTCAAGTGCGGTTGAAGTATATGGCGAGGATTTAACAAGTATTAATGGTACGGTAAAATCATACGGTATGTGGCCACAACCTCCAGCGCCTGGTACTACGGTACTTGTTGCGTATTCAGCCAGTAGTGAGCAAGGTTTTCTTTTAGGCTCATTAATGTCGTTTGACAGAAACTTTATGATGGGCGGCCGTGCGAGCGGTGATGCTTATGAAGGAGGAGCTATTGTTCCTGGTCAAACAGGTGAAAAGAATCCAGAAGATTTAAGTAATCCAGAAGTTAGACCAGCCGACCCTAATCCTATGAAATGGATGAAAGAGCAAGGACTATATGAAGATGCTGCGAGGGGTCACAGCGCATCAAGTGCTCGCCGAGAAACACCTAGCAAAGTGTTTGGTATCACTACCGCGGAAGGTCATGTGTTGACTATGGACGATGGTGATGAAAGTGGCAACAGTAAAAATATTAGAATCAGGTCAAAAGATGGCGCTCAAATACTTATTGATGACACGAATAGGTTCATATTTGTAAACAATCATGATGGCAGTAGTTGGATTGAATTAGATGATGAAGGTAATATAGATATCTATGCTAAAGGCAAAATTAGTATGCACACTGAGGATGATTTCAATCTTCATGCTAAAGGCGATATCAATATGCAAGCTGACAAAAACATCAATATCAAGGCAATAGGTCCTCAAGGCATTCGTGTTGAAACTACTGTGGGTGATATGGACTTTTTGGTAGCAAGTGATTGGAAAACTACTGCTGGTGGTACAACTAACATTCGTAGCCGCCACCATATAGAAACGGCTGACCGAATTGATATGAATGGTCCTCAGGCAGCTAATGCGTTGGCTCCTTTTGTGAATAATTTGCCTGCCAACAGAAACGTTACCGTGAGTATTGCTAATCGTGTTCCCGAGCACCATCCATGGGAAGGTGTAAATGCTAAACAAACTGATTGGACAAAAGCTAAGGGAGACCTCAAGTAATGTTCAATCAAGTGCCTGAGATAACAGAAGATAATTTGATTGAATGGGATATTTTTGTTCCTAAAAATAGCTCGTTGGTATATGATTTGGTCCAATTATCCGAACTAGAATCTAGCAAAGAAGTTATTTCAGTTGCGTTGGCATATATGGGATGGAATCCTTACCAAGTGATTCAAGATGGAAAAACTATAATAGGTTATGGTTCAGAAACACAAATTGATTCAAATGGGTTAACGGAATCAGCGAGCTACAGTGAATTCATAGGTCGTTGGAAAGAAACAGAGCGTAAATTAAAACGACTTATAAGCGTTAATGCGTTAAGTCAGACACAATATGATGCTTTGGTCAGTTTGTACTTCTTCACAGGAGATTTCAAGTATGTGGGGACGGGCACCTACCGATTCTACATCGGAGATTATATAAAACAAGGTAAATGGGATTACATTGCTACGGCTTTGATAAAATCAAATTACCAACGGTCTATTAGACGCCAAGAAGCTAATATTTTAATGTTAGCTGATTATGGTCAGCCAAAATCAAGAGAGGATATCCGTGAGCAATCATTGCAAGAGATTCGCAAACGTCATCCTGAGTTACTATCTCCTGTTCAACGTCAACAGGCAGAATATGTATATTATTCTGAAACTAAGAGATTTTTGCCTAAGATGACACAAAGTAGAATGAGACAAATAGTAAAATTATTAAGTACATCGTAAGATAAATATTTTTATAACGAGAAGAAAATACATGTCAAGTGTACTATTATTGAATGCCGATGCTCAGCCCTTAAGTTTACTGCCATTAAGCACGATTAGTTGGCAGAATGCTATAAAAGCGTATTATCAAGAAAAAGTGGATATCATAAAGCATTATGATGATATCTATATAAACAGTGTAAATTTCAAAATGAACATGCCCAGTGTGGTGATGTTACGGCGTTATCATCGGCGACCTAGAAATGCCAAATTTTCACGGAGGAACATGTATGTCCGGGATGACTACAGGTGTCAGTACTGTGGTGAAAGATTTGAATCTAGTGAATTAACAATTGACCACGTACATCCCAGAAGTCTGGGCGGCGACACAAGTTGGGAAAACTGTACCACTGCCTGTTTCCCATGTAACACACAAAAAGGCAGTAAACTAATAAAACCTATCACACAACCATATAATCCAAGTTGGTATCAAATAAACAACAGAGCAAAAATATTTAAGATAAACATTCCAGACACTGGTTGGAGTGAATTCTTGGATTGGCCGTCTGAATTGATACATTACTCCGCTAACATGGAATTTGCTCATTAAAAGCTACTATAATTTTTAGCTAAATATAAGTATGAGCAAAAAAATAATTGGTTATACTACACGAGACAGATACAGAACAAGCTTACCGCTAACGGGAATGGAGTTGGCGAAACAGGACTTGTTGAATCACTTTGCGATACGAAAAGGCGAGAAATGGACAAACCCTGAGTTTGGTTCCAACTTGCCTTATTACGTTTTTCAGCCATTGGATGATGCCACTGTTGATTTAATTGAGCGTGATGTTATTGATGTTGTTTCGTATGACCCTAGATTTCAGTTAATGGATAATTCTCTGACAGTTATAGAGGATGAGCATTTGGTGGTATTGCGTGTAGAGTTATTATATGTGCCTACTACGACCCAAACCGAACTTGAAATAAAATTTGACCGTGAGTCACAGAATTCAGAGTTTTAATTATGGCCCAAACAGTAAGACAAAATAGATTATTCGTAGCAGAAGATTATACTGCGATTTACGAGAGTTACATCAATGCTAATCTTCAAGCATATGATTATGATACCATTCGCTCAGCAATGGTCAATTATGTTCGTTCAACTTATCCAGAAAATTTCAACGACTGGATAGAAAGCGCAGAGTTTGTTGCTATTCTTGATTTGATTGCTCAGTTTGGCCATAACTTAGCATTCCGTGTTGATATGAATAGCCGCAACAACTTTCTTTCTACAGCAGAAAGACAAGATGCGGTTTATAAACTTGCTGAGTTTTTAGGTTATCAATCTAGGCGAAATCTTGCTGCTTCAGGTTTATTAAAAGTAACAAGTATTCGTACTAACGAAACCGTAATTGGCAGCCAGGGCACAAGTCTAGCGGGCACAGAAATTCGTTATGAAAATTCTGCTAATGCTGATAATCTAGATGATTTTATTACAGTAATGAATGCTGTATTGGCTCCTAATAATCAGTTTGGTTCGCCTCGTAAGCAAGCCAGTATTGGTGGTATCAACACACAATTCTACAATATTAATAATACTCCT